TTAAAATAATGACCTGTAAGATTACCTGATAACTGTATTATACCATTGATTTATAATGATTATTTAGTAATATAAGGTGTTGGCTTGCAGGATTTAGGTGATAATAATGCAAAGTCGTGGGTCTACGGTGTTAACTATGAGCGGGTTCCCGTATTATCAGGTATCCAATCGGCATATTTACTAAAAAGCGTCTGCAACCCTTAATTATGGCCAGATACTTGGTACTGAGAGATGTGGGCTTTGGGCGTGGCAGCAGGAAGGGGATTAATCCCCTACTGCAACCTAACCCTTAAAAACAAGAGAGCTTAATTATGGCCAGATACTTGTTACTGAGAAGCGTGGGTTTTATAACCGGCAGGGTGGAAGCCGGTAGCATCCTTGAGCTGAATACCGGCAACCAACAGGAAAAGTTGGGTATTTCTGATGCGGATATTACGGGCTTGCTGGCGCGCGGTATCATTAGTCTGGCGGCTAATCAGACACCCGCTGCGGAGGACTACCCGCAAGGCACCGGCATGACCCAGATAAACCCACAGAAGTCTTTTCATTCTGTGGTGATTCCACAATCCTGCCCTATTGGCTCACTTTCCGGCGTCCAGACGGGTACTTTAGGCACGGTAGTAACGAGCCAAGTCCCTTTTGTAGCGGTTCAGATCGGTTTTATGGTGCCAGGGGGGTTCGGGGATTCTGGTGTGTTTAAAGCTCTGGTGGCGGGTACTGATGATCTGGGCACGTTTGATTTTAGCATACCCAATGATGCCAATTTTAAGAAGCCGATCACACCCAAGAAAGGTGGCTCAACTTATAATGTCATTGCCGCATCGCCGGGTGATCCAGGTTGGCAGTGGGTGACAAAGAACAATGGGACCGCTACAGATCACATTGTTACCGATACCGCGGCGACGACTAAAGAGGGTGTAACAGCCAAATTCTTGGGTTATATAGGGTCAGCGCTTGGTACAGTGGCAAACACTACACTGACGGTGACCGCGCTATATAATGGGTATATAGGCGCCAGTGAAGTTGTATTGGGTGTAGGCGTTGCTAATGGTACAACGATCGTCTCTCAACTGACGGGGACAACCGGAGGGATAGGGACGTATACGGTAGTCAACAGTCAGGCGTTGCCTTCTGTTGCACTGTCTGCGGTGACTTCCTTAAATATTGCATGGAGCGATATTATTGCCGTTGATGGCAGCTTATCAAGCTATGGCCTTTATCCGCTGTTATGCCGTGTAGTGCAAACTACGACAGCTGCTCAGGTTTATTCCAGAATTGGCATACTGCCAGGCGAATATACCGGAATCAATCAGAAGACGGATAGACTGGCAGCTAAACATGTCACGTTTTATAGGGTTGGCGATAATATCGGCACAATGGAAGCGCCACTGGCTTTAAGCTGGAATGATGGCCATACCATTACCGACAACAACTCTGCCCCCCCCCCGATTATGGTCAGATTCTTCTCGAGTGCGCCTCAAACGACCATAATTTGGGACGGTGACAGCCGTTTTGCCACATCCTCTGAATTATTAGCCACTAAAGCCTATTTGACACTGCAAGTGCTAACCCAAGAGCGGTTATTTGCCGCAGGCCTAAAAACAGCCTGTGTTAATTTGGGTGCTTCAGGTAATACCTCGGCGATTTATCAACATAGGGTGCTGAAAGTTTTATTAGATGAGCACGCCGATTATCTTATTTATCTGGTTTACACCGTTAATGACGGCAGTACCCTGACTGATGGGGTAACCGCGAAGGCGCTGGCAAGAGCCGCAGAGGTGGCCGCTATTGCTAAAGAGGCGGGCACTGTGGTCATTATGCTGACGGGCTTTCCAAAAGCAACCGGCTTCACCGGTAATGAGCTGGTTAACCTGGCTAAAATACGTGCATTTTGTGCAAATTTGGCATACTCGGTGCTTGACCCCGTGACTCTATACGGCGATGCAACCGGGGTGTATTTAACCAGTTGGAGCTATGACACGAATCACATGAAACAGGTGGGTTATGCTGATTTAGCCGCCAGAATAGCCGACATTATTTTATAGCGACAGTCATGAATTATTGCGCACCACAAGACCTGATGGACCGCTACGGTGAGCTGGAGATCATCCAGCTTACTGACCGCACCAATACCGGCAGTATCAATACAACCGTACTTAACCAGGCGATCAATGATGCCACGGCAGAGATCAACGGTTATATCACCGCCTATCTGCCAACGTCTGTCATCCCGGACAATCTGGTGCGGTTGGCTTGCGATATTACCCGTTATTATTTATTTGCCGATAGCCCGATTCCTCAAGCGGCCGTCCGCTATGATAATGCGATTGCTTATCTTAAATTGGTCAGAAAAGGCGTTGCGTCGTTAGCGCCGGATGCCACAGGCGTCGTTGCCGAGGTGCAGCTGGTTAGCGTACAGGTTGCCTCCGCGCCCGCTATTTTTGGCCGCGGATGTTAGCGGAAATAGAAGATGCCCTGATTGCCGCCATCAAGACGGCGCAACTGGGTTATGTGTTGGGGACGGTCGCCAGTTACGGCGGTGAGTTGGCGGATAATGAAAACAGCCTGGGCTTGTTGGTCAGGCAGTTTCCGGCAGTCTGGATTACCTTTAACGGTGACGATAAGGTAGCGGCGCTGGGCACTGCGAAAGATAAATGGAAGGTTGATGTGACCTTTATGTTACTGGTTGCAACCACCAACAAGCGCGGCGAGAAGTTTACCCGACACACCGCCCATGCCGGTTCGGAAGTGGGCGCTTACCAGATTATTGAAGATATGCGTTTGTTGCTGCTTAATCAGGATTTAGGCTTGGCTATCGAACGCTTTAAGCCTGGGCCGGTTAAAAGCCTGTTTAACAAAAAATTGCTGCACCAGGCGATGGCCATATTTTCCATCGAATTAAAAACCAGTTACATCATTACCCAACCTGCCGAGGCCAATCAGCCCGATTGGTTACGTACCGGCTTTGCTTATTATTTACTACCCGGCGATGCTGTTGCCGATGCTACTGATTTACTTACTCTAAGGACTCCCTAATGCTGGTAAAAGCCGCACCTGGTCTAAAAGTACCCAAAGAAACCAATCTAGTTGACTACATTACCGACGCTGAAGCTGTTGAGGTATCCGAGTCCGCTTATTATTTACGCCGGTTAAGTGATGGGGATCTGGTGCTTGCGCCATTAGCCACAGCACCACAACCGGCTATTGCCCTTAAGGAGGTCTTATAATGCCCAGTCCTAATATTGCCTTTGATACCATCCCGTCCAGCATCCGGAAACCCGGCAAATACATCGAGTTTAATACCAGGCTCGCGGTCAGAACCTTACCGGGTAATCTGCAAAAGACCCTCATTATAGGTCAGCGCCTTTCGTCTGGCAGCGTAACCTCGGATGCCACCCTCATTGATATTTTTTCCGATATTGATGCGGCGGTGGCTTTTGGTTATGGCTCTATCGCACACCTGATGTGCTCTGCTGCCATAAAAGCCAATCGCTATCTGTCCCTACAATGTATTGCGTTAGTCGATGCCGTTGCGGGGACTCTGGCCACCCAAACTCTAACTATTACCGGCACTCCCGGTGCAGTTGGTGTGCTGACTGTTGCTATCGGCGATCAGACGGTACAGATTGCCGTTGCGACTACCGACACAGCAACGACACTGGCCACCAGTTTGGTAGCGCAGATAGCCAAACAAAATACCCTGCCGATCACCTCTGCCGCTGTTGCCGGTGTAGTGACGTTAACAGCAAAGCATAAAGGCACGCTGGGGAACTCGATTAAGGTCAGCGCCACCGCGCTGGCCGGAACCCTGCCGATTAGCGGGCTAACGGTTGCCGTTGCTGTTGGCGTGACCGGTGCGACTGATCCTGTTATCGCCACGGCACTGGCAACCGTCTTTAGCGCCGGCCATAATATTATTATCAGTGCCTGGAATGATGCAATCAATTTGACCGCACTCAGGACGCATCTGGATTCGGTGTCCGGTGCTTTGGAGTTACGGGGCGCTATCGGTATTTATGGCTGGACGGATACTTATGCACTCGCCATTGCCCGCGCATCTGCCATTAACTCAGGACGTATCGCTTGCTGCTTTGTACCGGCAGGCTATGAAAACAGTTATGAGATTGCTGCCGCTTTT